TCGAGCCGGAATACAGCGACGCTGTGAACTCAGGAGCGCACGCTGTCGATACGTTCTCTAACTGTACCGCTCGCGGCAACGACAACAATCCCGGTTTCGTCCTTATGGTCTTCCCGTTTGGCGATCACGGCGGGCGCTGCAACTACATTTCCAACGGTGCGGACCGCAAGGACATCGTGGTGCTGATGAAAGAGATGATCGCCCGGTTTGAGGGCCAGCCTGAAATGAAGGGGCGCGCGTGATGCAGTTGAACAAGCCCGGCCTCTACACCGGCATCGCACCGGCTGATTACTTCGCGGATCCGGCGCCGCAGCCGAGCCTCACGCAGAGTCTCGCGAAGATCATCCTCGATCGCTCGCCGCTGCATGCATGGTACGCGCATCCGCGATTGAATCCCGACTTCGTCGACGACGACGCGACCAAGTATGACGTCGGCAACATCGCGCACGCGCTGCTGATCGGCCGCGGCAAGACCATCGAGGTGCTGGAAGGCTTCGACGACTGGCGCAAGAAAGAGGCGCAGGAATTGCGCAAGGAAGCCGCAGCTGCAGGCCGACTCGCCGTCCTCCCAAAGCACTTTGCCAAGGCCGACCGCATGGTCAGCTCGGCGCGCACCCAGCTCGCGCAGCGCGGCCTCGAGGATCTGTTCACCGAGGGCCACGGCGAGGTGGTCCTGCTCTGGCAGGAGGATCACATCTGGCTGCGGCAGATGATCGACTGGCTGACGCCGGACCGGATGACGTTCTGCGATTTCAAAACCACCGAGCAGTCCGCCTCGCCGGTCAAGCTCGACGCGAAAATGTGGAACGACGGCTGGCACATCCAGGCTGCGATGGCGGAACGCGGCCTCGATGCGATGGACCCAACGAGCCACGGCCGCCGCGACTATCTCTTCGTGGTGCAGGAAGCCGCGCCGCCTTACCTGCTGACGGTCGCGCGCATCTGCGAGGCACCGCTGACGATCGCGCGCAAGCAATTGCAATGGGCGGTCGATCGCTGGACCGAATGTCAGGCGAACAACGTCTACCCCGGCTATCCGCTGGAGACTGTCGAGCCTGCGATGCCCGGCTGGGCCGAGCAGCAATGGCTGTCGCGGGAGATTGACGAGGAAGACGCGCGGCGGCGCGGGACGCCGTCAGACATCCTCATGGGGGGCTGACGGGGCCGACCCGGTACAGGTCAGGCCGCAGCCGCTCGCGGGCAATGCCGGTGATGTTTTCAATGTCGACGATGCGATCGGCCGGCACCTTATCCCACTGCAGGATCGACTGGTGGGTGATGCCGAGCAGCCGCGCCAAGGCCCGCAGACCCCCCGCCGCATCGACCGCTGCTTTTAGTCCTTCGTCCATGGGTGGTAGTTTAGCCTTGCCATCGCCCGCTGGCTATGCACTAGTGGCGGTAGGCGTGGCCTGCCACAACACAAGCCCCGCCTCCCGTGTGTAAACAGAGGAGTGCTTTCTAATGGCTACGGTTTCAAAATACGAGGAAATCGCGCGGTCGTTTCTCGAGGACCATCCGCTCGGAACCATCGTCACCGCCCCCAAGCTGGTCCGCTGGGTCATGGACCACGCCGACGGCGTGGCGATCAAGCCGGACCTCGACATCGGCGATCCGGCCAAGCGCATCACGACCCTGCGCCGGCACCTCAATGACGGCGGGCGTAGTGATGCCCTGCCCGAGATGGAGCGGTTCCAGCTCACCATCGAGGACGCCAAGCGCAAGACCTTCATGGTGACGTCGCACGCCGACGTCGTGAAGGCCCAGGCCGACGAGGCGGTCAGCCAGACCGTGCGCGGTGCGCTTGGTCCCTCGCGGCGCGGGATCAGGGCGATCGATTCCGTGAAGCTCGACGAGCTGCCCGACATCGAGCGGGAGGTGTTCGAGACGGCGCGCCAGAACCTGGTGGCGATGGAAGCGGCGATCAAGCCGACGATGGCGCAAGAGGTCGACCGCATCTGGACGCTTCGCTTGACCGCCAAGGGCTTCACGCCGGAGCAGGCTCGCAGGATCCGCGAGGCGCTGCCCGACGTCAGGCAGTTGCAGAAGCTGATCCAAATCACCAGCCGCTAAGTCGCTCGGCACCTTGGGGGCCGCCTCACCGGGCGGCCCCTCTTTTTCCCAGCAGAAGAGTCAGACATGAGAATGCAGAATGTACCGCTCAGTGACATCGTCCCGAATCCGTGGCGCGACCTGAAGCTCTATCCGATTGATACCGATCATGTTGCCGAGTTGCGCGCGAGCATCAATGACCACGGTTTCTTCGGCGGCATCAAGGGCCGGCGCCGCAATGGCAAGATCGAGATTGGCTGCGGTCACCAGCGGATCGAGGCCGCGCGCAAGGCCAAGCTCGACAGCGTGCCGATCTTTGTCGACGACATCGATGACGACGCCATGCTGCGCCTGATGACCGACGAGAATGCGACACAGGCCGGAAGCCATCCGGGTGCAGTGATGAACGAGGTCGCCGCGGTCACCCGGCGGATCATCGAGGGGCTATTGACCACCGGGACAAATGTCCCGGTGGTCGTCACCAAGGCTTTCGATGGCGGCAGTACAAAGATCAAGGACACGATCAGCAAATTGCGCAACGGGACCGACGTACATCTTGCCATCGGCCACAACGTCATTCGCCGCTATCTTGGCCAAGGCAATACGGACAGGGCGCACCGCGGCGAGCGGCAGATCCGCGAGGCCATCACAGCCCTGAAACAATCGGGCCGCTACGATGACATGGTCGATGAAGCTGTAGCCAAGCATCCGCAGCCGGTTGACGGCAAGCCTGCCGCGAAGGGCAAAACCGCCGCCAAGAGCGAGAGAAAGCCGCGCCGACCGCGCGTCTTGGATGAACGCTGCGCTGATGTATTCGATAATGAACATCAGTTTCATGCTTTCCGTGAGGCTGTTACTACACCGACAGCAATCAAGGTCATCCCTGTGCAGCAGCAGTTGGCACTCGCCAAGGAGATTATGGTGACCAAAGCCACGGGATTCAAAAACAAGCAGAAAGGTGCGCCGTTCATCAAGGCTGTGGTTCACCAGCAGGTGCAGGAAGCCATGAAAGCCCAGCGCAACATCAACAAGGAGGAACGTGAAGCCTATCTCGCCGAGCAGCGCGAGGCTCGCATCGAATCCGAACTGCATTCGGCCAACGCATCGACGCGCAGCCTGATCAGTTCGATCGCCCGGCTGATCGATCTGGCCGACGAGTTCCCGGCGCATCCCAAGCTCGGCGGATTCAGCGCGCGGCTCGACACCCTGGTCAGTGCCATCCAGCAGTTCAGCAAGAAGCTCAAATAAGGGAGGCGACGATGACCACGCACGCCCGCACCTTCGTTGACGCACCGGCCACGCGCGAGCAGGTGCCGCTGCTGATCGGCCTGATGGGGCCGAGCGGCGGCGGCAAGACCTACTCCGCGCTGCGGCTCGCCACCGGGATCCAGACCATCACCGGCGGCGACATCTACTGCATCGACACCGAGGCGCGGCGCGCGCTGCACTACGCCGACCAGTTTAACTTCAGGCATATCGCGTTCGAGGCGCCGTTTGGCAGCCTGGATTATCTCGCTGCGATGCGCCACTGCGTCGGCAAGGGTGCCAAGGTGATCATCGTCGACTCGATGTCACACGAACACAGCGGCAGCGGCGGCTATCTGCAGACGCACGAGTCCGAGGTCGACCGCATGGCCGGCAGTGACCTCGGCAAGCGCGAACGGGTGAAGATGGCGGGCTGGATCCGGCCGAGCGGCCTGCGCCAGCAGATGATCAACGGGATCCTGCAGCTCAATGCGAACTTCATTTTTTGTTTTCGCGCCAAAGAAAAGACCAAGCCCAAAAAGGGCGGCGGCATCGAGGAGCTGGGCTTTATGCCGATCAGCGGTGAAGAAATTTTATTTGAAATGACGGTCAATTGCTTATTGCTCCCGAAAGCCGGCGGCGTGCCGACGTGGCGCAGCGACCAGATCGGGGAGAAGATGATGATGAAATTACCCAAGCAGTTCGAAACAGTATTTGCGAAAGAGCAGCCGCTCGACGAAACTATCGGCGCCGCGCTAGCCACATGGGCGAAGGGCGGCCCCACCATTTCACCGCGGACCCCCCTAGTGTCACATACCGCCGCGGTGGAAGAACCCGCTCCCTCGCACCAGTCCCTCGGGATGGGTGCGGGTGGAGCGGGCGATGAATCTGTTTCGCCGCAGACGACGCAGCCCGTCGACGCCACTGCGGCGGAAGCGCCCGCCCCCTCGCAAGCTCCGATCCCCAAGACCGACGCCGCGAGCGGGGCGGGTGTCTCTCGCTTCCCCGACGAGCCTCTCAGCCTGCAGGACATGGCGCGCGAGGCCGCGGCGAGGGGCGAGGATGTCTTCCAGGCCTTCTACAAGGGGCGCACCGCGCCGGAGAAGGCGGTGCTGCGCGGGATGGGCGAGGAGATTCGCCAGATCTTCAAGCAGGCGAAGGAGGACGCACCGACATGACCCAACCCGTCACACTGATCGACCGCCTGCGCACGATGCAGACCCTGATGCATTGCCCGAACTGCAGCTTTCCGCGCACCGACTTTGACCTCGGCACCATCGCCGATGCGATTGACGCGATCGAAGCGATCGAGCTGGTGCTGACGAAAGAAGAAGGCACCGAGACGAAGATCGTCTAGCGCATCCGCAGCGGTGGCCCAACGCCGGTCAGCGACAGCAGGATGCCGATGATCACGATCACCGCGACCACCACGATGGCGATGTTGACGATCTTGCCGATCGGATCCGGCAGCGGAAACTGCGACAGCAGGTAGTAGATCGTCACCAGCACGATGACGGCGATGGCGATGTAGACGAGTAGCTCGATCATGCGAGCCTCCTCACTGGGGTGGCGGGGCGTCTTTCGGAAAGCCAAACACCTTCAGCTCCAATCGCTGCACGCGCGTGCGCAGCTGCTCCTGGCTGTGTTCGATCTGCTTCATGCGTGCCGCGATCCAGGTCACCAGCCCAAGTATCGTTGCCGTCCACGCCGCGATCGCGACAACGATATTCAGAGCATCGTTCACGTCGGCGGTTCGATGATGTCGTCGATCAGGAACGACACGACCAGCGTGCCGTCGAACGCGGTGGTACCGGCGTTGTGGATCTTGACGATGAAGGTGGTGCCGGTGGCCGTGACCGTGCCCAGCACAGGGATGCCGCCGGTGTTGGTGCCGACGCCAATGGCGCAGCGCACCATGCTGGTCGTGTTCACATAGGAGTTAGTGACCGTCAGTTGATGCGTGCCGCCTGCGGGCGTGGACAGCGCGGCCGTGGTGATCGCGCCGGCCGGCTGGTTCAGTGTGGCGGCGGTGCCGACCGCGGTCCCCGTGCCGCCCTGGCGGCGGATCTGCAGCACCTGCACCGTCTGGTTTGGCGCGACAGTCGCCGTTTCGTAATATCCGCCGCCATAGGCATTGGTGTTCAGCGGGACACGCGAGTCGACGTCGCAGCGGGTGAACCGGATCCGGCTGTTCATGGTGCCCGAGCCGCCGATTTCGAGGCCCATGTTGCACTCGATCACATCGGTACTGACTTGAGACTCGTTCCATTCCGCATTGCCGGGCGGCACAGGATCGCCCGCGACCCAGCCGGGCGGCAGCGGCACATAGGTCGCCGGCGCCTTGTAGATGCCGTAGGCCTTGCCGCCGGCGAGGATGCGCAGGCCGGTGTTGCAGGAGGAGATTTTCGACACCTGGACGTCGGCCCAGCCATAGATGGCAACGCCTTCGTCGCCGGCACCGATCGTGCAGTGGGTGATGTATCCCACGGCACCGCCCTGCACCGCGATGACGCTGCCATTGGAAGATCCAAATGCGCTGTGGCTCAGACCCATCCAGCCGCCGTTCTGCACCTGCGCGGCGAGATACGACTCGATGCCGATCTTGATGCCGCCGTGCAGGGCGCCATTGCCAGCAAGTACCGCAACACCGGCCAGACCTGCGTATGCGCAAATCGCCTGCTGGTGCAGGACGGCGTTTACGATGTCTTTGTCAGCAAATTGATTGCCGCTGTGAAAGCCCTGCGCATCGGCGACGGTCTGCAGG